CAACCTGTGCCAGGTACATATACATCTAATCCTACATTAATTTGATATGTGCCAACTACTGAAGAGCCACCATTACCACTATCAGAGGAGTTTGCGGTTACAGTTGCACCAGATGTGTCTTTAGCTTCTATTGTGTAACTATTAGCATTAACTATGGTTGCTATTTGATACTCTTGATTTAATACAGCAGCCGTTATGTTACCGCCAAGACTTGATGCACCACTAAAAGTAACAAAATCATTTTTTACAGCCCCGTGTGAAGTATCTGCTACGGTAATTGTCGCATCACCATTAGTTGCTGAAAAAGTAACATCACCCGCTGATGTTGTTAATCTTATTGGTGTAATATCATTAAAAGTACCTCCACTTTCAATATAATATTTTAAATGAGTGCCTAAACCTAAATACTTAGTGCCACCTAAAGATATAAAACTATGCAGTGCTCTCGCTGTTCCTAAATATGTTGAAGATGTTATCTTTTCCCAACCACCAAACTTTTCTGGTCGACCTTTTCTAAAACGCACTAAGTTACAATCAAACCAACCTCCCTCATTGTCGTAGGCAGTACCCTCTCGGTTGATTCCAGGTCTAAAAACTAATTTTTGTAAAGGCATTTACACCTCAGTCCAATCTTTGCCTTCAAACAACAAAGCTTCACTTTTTCTTCTTTTTACTAATCCTTCGTTTACCTCACCATTAACTTTATTCCATCTTTGTATTTGGTATGGTATATCTGCCCAATCAACATGCGTGCTATTTAAAACTTTTAACATAGTAGAACTTTTTAAATTAGTTGGACCTAGATTGAAAACCCAAGACACTAAAGCGTCAAACTGATTTTGCTGCAACTGTACTTTTACTAAATCATGTATATAACCTTCATATTCTTCAAGTTCATGAGCTAATAATTCTTCTGCTTCCTCCATAGTAATAGTCATGTTATCTTCAACAGGTGTGCCATCTTTTAATTTTAAAGATCCATAACCAATTGTTGGCTTATTTGCTGGACATCTATAAGAAACAGCATTACCATCTGCGTCTTTGGGACAACCTTCATAATGTTTTATAAGCGTTATGCCTTCTTGTGATATTTGCATTTTACTCTCCTTTGTTGGGGGTGTGAGATGCTCCGAAATAAAACGAAATAATTGCACTCGCCAGTCCTCCTAAATAACCAAGCACTAAATTAATTAACGCTTCGCTGTTTTGTTCTGGTGGTTGTAAGGTTACTAAAAATATATATCCTAAAAATCCACCTATTGTAAATAAACCTATGATTCTAGCTGTCCAATCCTTGCTAAACATACCTCTAGCATTTTGTTTGTCTGCTACTTCTAATTTAAATACATCTACATCGAGCTCTTTCATTTGCACTTCAAACTCTTGTTCTGCTTTTTTAAGCTCTAACATTTGCTCAGGTGTAGCACTTTGCATAGCTTGTTGTATAGATTTTTGATCGTTAGATACGCCAAGAACTTGTGCTATCTTGCCCATAGCCATGTTACCTAGCGGGCCACCCATAGCTGATCCTAATGTAGGAGCGACCGCACCTACAATATTTTTAAGCATAGCTTTCATATTATAAACCTCGTTAAAACTGCAATACCTATCGCTCCTATAAAGCCAAACACCCCAAAGGTTGCTGCTTTTATAGTTGAATTTATATATGTAATTTCTTGTTTTATATCAGAAAACTCGTTAAATGCTGTTTTCCAACGCTCATGAGATATAGTTTCTTCCTTAGTTGAGCTTTCTAGTCTAGCGGCTAGGTTTACAGCATCCCCAATAGCTGAGTAATCAAACCTTGTATCACTTCCCATGTTACCAACAACTGCATATCCTGTGTTGATTCCAACTCCTATTTCTACACCAAGATTTGCTTTTTTAAATTTTCTTTGTATGTCTTGTGCACATAAAACTGCCATAGTTTCATGGTTTGCAACATCTATTGGTGCATTAAATATAGCCATCATGGCATCACCAATATATTTATCTACCATACCGTCATATTCTTTAACGGTATCAGCTTGAATTGTTAAAGCTTTATTCATTATTTCAGTAACTTCTTCTGGCTCTAGTTTCTCAGACATAGCCGTAAAGCCTCTGACATCAGTAAAAAGAAATGTGCAATATCGTCTTTCGCCACCTAATACTAAAGATTCAGGATTTTCTTGTAATTTTTTTACTTGCCTTGGATCCAAATAATGTTCAAACTGTTTTTTTATTTGTTGTCTAAGTTTGTATTGTTGTCTAAATCTTAGGTAAAAAGCTATAGATCCTGTAATAAATTCAGATATTATTGTCCAGGACACATCAATCAACAAACCTTTTTGTATTAAAAAATAACCTGCTGTAGCAGTAATTATCATTAAAAGGGTAGCAACAGTTATACCCCAAGTGATACCTAATACATGCAAAGCAAACCAAACTAACGAAACAAAAACAACTAATGAAAGCATTTCAACAGCTAATGCGTAATCTGGTATGAAAGGACTATCTTGAATTAATATTGATTCTGCTAAAGCAGTTTGAATTTTATGTGGTTCTAATAAACCTACGGGGGTTGCAATTTGTGGCATTACGCCATTTGCTGTAACTCCTACAAATACAAACTTACCAGCAACATACATTTGTCGTAAAGAAGTTTGTTCTGTATCTACCCAACTAATCCATTTACGACCTAGACTGTCTGTTTTAACTGGAGGTATTCCTCTTATTGATATTTCCTGTATACCATTATCATTAGTTTTTATAATATAAGTTTCTACGTCTAATAAAGATTTATATATTTGGGTGCCAAAACTCGGTATCCATTCGTTATTTGGTGTTTTAACTAATAAAGGTATTCTGCGAACTAATTGATCAATATCTGTGGGAGCAACGGCTAACCCTTGAAGTGCGTGATTGGATAAGAGAAGCAGGTTCTCCTTCACTCCCGTAGAGATTATACCACCATTATCTTTACCAAGCACTACTGTACCTGGTGTTTTTG